CGAGCGCACTACATCGAAATGCTACAAAGAAAACCCACAGATTACTTCTAAAGGAGGTACACGAAATGATGAACAAAAGCCCGATAGACTGGTGCGACTTCACCTGGAACCCGGTCACCGGATGCCGCCACACCTGCGAATATTGCTACGCCAGGAAGATAGCAAAGCGCTTCTGCGGCGACGTTAGAATCAACAGAGGCAGCGACCAGGTCGAATTTGACGCACCGAGAAACCTCTACACCCTACGCGGACCGTTCCGCGACGAAACCGGAGCGCTCCTTCAATTCCCCCTCGGATTTGAACCGACGCTTCACGAATACCGACTCCAACAGCCGAGAGACAAAAAGAAACCGGCGAACATTTTCGTCTGCAGCATGGCGGACCTTTTCGGAGACTGGGTACCGGACGAATGGATAGACCGAGTATTTGACGCCTGCGCAGCGGCGCCGTGGCACAATTACCTCTTCCTTACGAAGAACCCGCAGCGCCTCGTTGACCTGGGCAAAGCCGGCAGGCTGCCCATGGGCGACAACTACTGGTACGGAACCACGATAACCAGACAGGAGCAGACATTCTTCTCCTCCACCCTGCATAACTGCTTTTTATCAATCGAACCCCTGCAGGCGCCATTTGAAGTCAGCGAAATCCCAAACATTAAGTGGATAATCACCGGCGCCGAAACAGGAAACCGCAGAGGCAGAGTGAAGCCAGAGCGAGAATGGGTGAAAAACATCATCCAGACCGCCAGAGTAAACGGAGCCGCAGTCCTCATCAAAGACAGCGACACGATGCGCGAAGTTTGCGACTGCGAAATCCTTACTCAAGAATTCCCTCCGCAGCTGCAGAGAGAAGACAAACCGATACCCCGATGCAGCGAATGCGCAGACTGCACCAGCGAGCAGGTCGGAAAGCGAGGACTCCACCGCACCTGCCAGAGAAAAAAGACAGGCATCCCGGCACGATACGCAAGAACATCGCCGCCCTGGTGTCCGGAAAGGAGCAACGAATGAGCAGAAACCCATATCCGATAGAATTCTGCGGCAACTGCAGAACAGGACAACACACCAAAGACCTCAACTCCGCATCTTGCGACCAGTACGCACCCGGCGAGCAGCGCCGGTGTGCAGGCTGGCAACCCGGACATTTCATCCGAACCGAGCGCGTCGTTTACATTTGCAGCCCACTCAAAGGTGACAAAATCGGACCGCTTGAGGAGATAATCAAGAAAAACCTCCGCAAAGCAACCGCATACTGCCGCGCAGCAGTCGCAAGCCACGCCATACCGATATGCCCACATTTGTACTTTTCGCCTTTCCTTGACGACCGCCACCCTTCCGAAAGGAACCTCGGCAGAGAGATGGCGCTGGAACTTTTGAAAAAGTGCGACGAGGTCTGGGTATTCGGAAAGCCCAGCGAAGGAATGAGAGCCGAAATCGAACTGGCGGAACGCCTGCACCTTCCTATCGTTACCATACCGCAGGCAACAATCGAAAAAATAGAACAGGAGGACGAAATCAATGGCAGACATTAACGTATGCATTTACACCGGACGCATCGGCTCCGACATCGAGCTGAAAATGACCGCCGGAAACAACCCAATAGCAGTCGCAACCTTCCCGCTTGCAGTCGAAAGACCAAAAGCAAAAGATGCAGAACGTGGCGAGACTGACTGGCTCGATATGGTAGCCTGGAGAAACACCGCCGAATTTTGCAGCAAATACCTCGGAAAAGGTCGCAAGGTAACCGTCCAGGCAACAGCCAGAACGAGAACCTGGGAGGAAAAAGACACCGGAAAGAAACGCAAAGCCGTAGAATTCCACATAATCGACATTAAACCTGCAGACGCCAAACCGCAAAGCGATACCCAGGCGCCAGGCGTACCGTCATACTCTACCCAGGCAAGCGCAGACTTCGCAGAAGTCGGAAACGACGAAGACCTGCCATTCTAAAATAACACTCGAAGGGAGGAAACAAAATGAACAGCAAAGAGAGCATGGGGAGCGTAGGCGAAAACTACGCAGCGGTAGGGGCGAGGATGCTCGAAATCGCAACGGCACGCGGAATCGAAAAAGGAATCGAGGTAGGCGTCCGCGCGGCGATGGACTACATCACGGAGGAAAAGGAAAAAGCGCGTAAGAGCCGATACGACCGCAGGCTCCACAACACCCGCCTCCTTTTGAAAAACTACCGTTCTTTCAAGAAACACGCCGAAGGCGCAATTTACAACGCAAAGCAGGTCAAAGAGAGCGCCATCGATATACTCGACGGACTGGACGACGCAATGCTGGGCAACGGCAACTACGTCGAAGGCATCAAAAAGAGCCAGCAGCGAACCATCATCATACTACACCACATCGAAGAAATGCTCCGCTTTTACAAGATAAGCGCCGAGCAGTCCGGCAAAGCGGAAGAAACCAGACGCTACCGCACCATAATGGCAATGTATATTGACGATGAAAAATTAACTGCCCAGGAAATCGCGGAGAAAGAGAACGTCGAAGCGCGCACCGTTTACAAAGACATCACAGCAGCCATAAAGCCTATTAGTGCCTTGATTTTCGGAATTGACAGCCTCAAAACTGAATGATGAAAGCACCAAACAAGCACGGTGCAAAAAATGGGCATTTAATCGGCAAAAGAAAAATGATAAAATGATAGCATGGAGGATTGAACGAAATGGCTAAAAAGAAAGTCAAGAACACCTTCATCGGTATCGACTACGAGACCACAGCAACACCGAAAGCGACCACCGCCGACGGTGTGCCGGTCTTTTGCAGCCACGACGAAGTGGCAGACATAACAAAGGTCATACCGAACCCGAAGAACCCGAACCAGCACGACGATAAACAGGTCGCCCTGCTGGGAAGTATTATCGAATCAACAGGCTGGAGACAGCCCATCACAATCAGCAAGAACAGCGGCTTCATCGTAAAAGGACACGGACGCCTAATGGCAGCCATCAAAAAGGGCTGGACGCAGGTGCCGGTTGATTACCAGGAATACGCAAACGACGCCGAAGAATGGGCAGACCTCATAGCCGACAACAGACTGGCGGAACTTTCCACGCTCGACACCGGGCGCCTCGTTGACCTTATCAACGACATGGACACAGGAGAAGCGCCGGTCGAACTTACCGGATACACCGCAGAGGACATCGCGGAAATTATCGCATCGCTTGAAGGAGCCGACGACACGGTGGATGACCAGGCAGACGTAGTCGAGCCAGCTGCCAACGTTCCGATGGCAAAAGCAGGCGACCTCTGGCTCCTCGGACCTCACCGTTTGATATGCGGCAGCGCAACAGACGAGAAGACCATCGAGCAACTGATGAACGGCGAGAAGGCAGACCTTGTCAACACAGACCCGCCGTACGGTGTAAGTTACGAAAGCCAAAGCGGAAAGTTTGACATGATAAAGAACGACGACCTAACCGGCGACGACTTGATGCAGACTCTCCTTATTCCGGCATTCAAGAACTACGCAAAGCACACCAAAGACGACGCAGCCTTTTATATCTGGCACGCGAGCAGCACGCGCCGAGATTTTGAGGACGCAATGACCGCCGCAGGCATCGTCGAAAAGCAATACATAATCTGGGTAAAGACCGCACCGGTTCTCGGACACGCGGACTACCAATGGGCGCACGAACCCTGCTTCTATGCAGAAAAGGCAGGACAGAGCGCACACTTCTACGGCGACCGCGCACAGCGAACCACGTGGAAGGTAGTCCTTCGAGGCGAAGACGGAACGGCAACAGTCCTCTCCGGAGGCGTTGTACTTACCGACGGAGCCGGAAACAAGGTCTACATCGCAGAGAAGCCACCGAAGGGAAAGAAAATCCGCTACATCCGACTTACAGAAGGACGCAGCGTGAGCCTTTACTCTTCCGAGTGCGACCATTCGACAGACACGTGGGAAGTGAGCCGAGAGACAAACACGGAACATCCCACACAGAAGCCTGTCGAGTTAGCAGTCCGAGCCATTGACAACAGCACCGAACCGGGAGACCTCGTCCTCGACTTTTTCGGAGGAAGCGGAAGCACACTCCGAGGCGCAGAGATTACCGGACGACGCTGCTACACAACGGAACTCGACCCACGCTACTGCGACGTAATAATCAACAGCTACGTAAGGCTCACAGGAAACCTCGGCGTAACCTGCGAGAGAGACGGCAAGACATACCAATACACCGAACTCAAGCAAGAAAACGACCTCGCAAACGCGGGGGGGGGTGCTAATTGCCCTACGGAGAGCAGCGCTGACGGCGCGGCGAACCGTTAAGAGAATCGCGCAAGCGATACGCCGAAAACTGAATAAATCAAATTAAAGGCAGGCTGGAAACGGTCTGCCTTTTGCTATTGCACAGAAAGGAGGACGCAGAATGGCGACCACAGACGCAAAAAAAGGCACAGGAGCCGCGAAAGGCACAAAGGCGAAGAAAGATACCACCTCAACCAAAAACGCGCCCAAAAAGCCACGTAAAGCCCCAAAACCAAAACCAGAGATGCCAGAGAACATCTGGGAAATGCTCCCGGACGAAAACAGCGAACAATATGCCAAGTTTGCAGCATACAGAGACATGGCATACCAGGGCGCACCGGAAACGGTGAATGACAAAGGAATCGCAACTTTTGGACGCAGGCTGAAAAAGCGAAGCATTCGCAGACTTGCCGCCGAGATGGGACTATCCGCCCGACCGCTTGAATTGCTATCGGTGAAATTTGACTGGCTAACCCGGTGCGAAGCGTACGACAAGGACATCGACCAGCGCTCACGCCAGGCACAGGAAGAAGCGGTCATAAAGATGCGAGAAGACCACGCGCTGCTGGGGGCGCAGATGATAAGAAAAGCCACAAAGCGTCTCCTTGTTATCCCGGAGGACCAAATATCCGCCGGCGATTTGATAAGGCTCGCAGACGTCGGGGTAAAAATCGAGAGGTTAAGTCGAGGCGAAAGCACCGAGAACCAGAACGTCAGCGGAACGCTGGCACACCAGGGAACGGTGAAGGTTTCCGTCGAAACGCAAGCCAACCTAAAAGACCTCTCGGACGAGGAGCTGGCACAGCTTGAACAATTACTGGGAAAAATACATCCAAAGTCCGGCGTTTGATGCCGGCGCCCTGCAGCACGCCATACAGCGAGAGCGAGCAGAGCGAAGCCTTGACGCATTCATTCAGCAGGCGTGGAGCGTTATCGAGCCAGGAACCACCTACATAGACAACTGGCACATCGGTCTCATAGCCGAACACCTGCAGGCAGTCAACGACGGAGAACTCCGCCGCTTGATTATAAACATACCACCCCGACACATGAAATCCATCGAAGCCACCGTCTGCTACCCAGCGTGGACGTGGACAAAGCGACCGGAGAAGCGCTTCATCAAAGTATCGTACAGCGACAGCCTCTCCCGAAAGCACAACATCCTATCGAGAGACATCATCCGAAGTCCGTGGTACCAGGAGAACTGGGGCGACCGTTTCACTTTGAAGGAAGACGTGAACCGCCAGAACGAATTCGAGAACAACCATCACGGAATGATGTACTCCACATCCGTCGGCGGTGCGATTACCGGTAACGGTGCGGACGTTATCATCATTGACGACCCGCAGAACCCACTCATGGCGAACAGCGAGACGGAGAGACAGAACAGTATCGACTTCTTCAAAAACACGCTGCAGACCCGACTAAACGACCCGAAGACCGGCGCATTTATCATCATAATGCAGAGGCTCCACGAAAACGACCTCACCGGATACATTCTCTCGGAACAACTCGGATACACCCACCTGTGCCTCCCGGCAGAAGCGCCAGAGCGCACAATTATAACCTTCCCCAAATCCGGACAGCAAATCATCCGGGAGGAAGGCGATATATTGAACCCGCAAAGGTTCGACAACGAAGTCCTCGCAGGACTTAAAAAGAGCATGGGAAGCCTGCAATACGCGGGACAATTCCAGCAGGTACCGGCACCGGCAGAAGGTGTCATATTCAAGCGAGAATGGCTGCAGTCCTTCTACAAGGACGGAGCTGCGCCAACCACGACCGACATCCAGTCGTGGGATATGGCATTCACAAAGAGTGAAGGCTCGGCAAAGGTCGCAGGCTTCGTCATGGGACGCAAGGGCGCCGACATTTACATCAAGGACCTGGTAAACGACAAGATGACCTTCACGGAATCGGTGGCAGCGGTGCGAACCCTGTCGGGCAAATGGACCAGAGCCAGAGCGAAGGTCGTCGAGAACAAGGCGAACGGACCCGCCATCGTTGACCTTTTGAAGAAGGAAATACCCGGAATGGTTGAATTTAACCCAAAAGGAAGCAAGGAAGAACGTGCAATAAGCGTAACGCCTTACTTTGAAGCCGGCAATATTCACTTCCCAGACCCGAAAACGCATCCGTGGGTCCACGATTTAATCAAAGACCTTTTGATATTCCCGAAGGGAACCTTCAAGGACACCACAGACGCCCTGGTTCAAGGTATTTTATACTTGATGGACAAACCGACAACGTCCGGACCGCCAACGTCCACAGCGCTGACAAAAAGCAGTTACTGGCGCGGAAAATAAGGCGAACATCATACAAGCACCGTGCAAGCATTATAAAAGCACACAACAAAAATTGCCTTAAACCTTAAACCTTAAACCTTAAACCGATTACCGATATACCTCAAACCTTACAAAAGGCAGACAGCACCCTATCGGGTGCATTTGCATACAAACCCGAAAGAAAGGAGGACACAATCCAATGGGCAATACCCTAAAAGAACTCGGTCGCCTCGGACAGAAACGATACGGCGGCTTTTTTTACGAAGAATTCCTCAAGGAATTACAAGGCAAGCGCGGAATCGCGGTCTATAAGGAGATGAGCGAGAACGACGACACCATCGGCGCAATACTCTTCTCCATCGAAATGCTAATCCGCCAAGTTTCGTGGGACGTGCAAGCCGGAGGAACGGAAGCAGCAGACGAAGAAGCGAAGGACTTCATTCTGTCGTGCATGGACGACATGAGCGACACCTGGAGCGACACCATCAGCGAAATTCTCTCCTTCCTCACTTACGGATGGAGCGCACACGAAATCGTCTACAAGCGCAGATGCGGAAAGAACAGAGACCTTCGCCTC